CCGACGTTTTTTTACTTCCGACATTTTATCTGTCCTGTATCAATGTTGTAATAGACTAGTTCTACACCTAGTTTCTTCTGTATGGGAGATAGCTGACGATTAATCATCGTACCCGGCTTCCAATTAGCAGTCTCGGAACGGAACGACATTGTTTTTACCTCGACAAGTTTTACGTCTTCTGTTTCAGGATTTATGGCGACAAAATCTACAGGCCCGGTGTTGTTCGTTTCGTTGTACACATGGTATCCAATGTCTGCGTAGTATCGCATCACGCCTAGTTTCGACTGCAGGCCCTTTTTCTCTTTAACATTCATATCAGTACGCCACTCTATAATCTTCTACAGGGGACTTGTAGTTAGCACCAGACTTACAGCTATCACAAACAAACATGACCTTGTGCAATAGTTTATCTTTCCGACAAGATAAACACTTCCTAACTTTGTACTGGTCCTTGTTTCTCATGTTTTGTCTTGCACTCTCTAATTGTTCGACAACTGTAGAAAAATCTACACGCTTTGGTTTCTTTTTACCCATGTGAGTGAACTGATCAGCATATCTGTTCAAAATACCTATTACAGCATTTCTTGACATATCAACGCCATTGTAGTCTTTGTACTTAGGTGACATTACCTCTGCAATTTGACGGGCTGACAGACCACGCTCTCTGCTTAGTCGAAATATCTCTGTTATAAACTCGTCTTTGTGTTTTTTTGTAGCTACCACTTGTCTTTTCCTTATCAAGCCAACAACTCGCACATAGTTTTTGTTTATATCTTATTACAACTGCAATGTTATCACACTCTTCACAGGAACTCATGTTTGATCCCATCTACTACAACATAGTTCACGGTTGACAGGTTGACGTTCCTGTACCCCTTGGCATAGTTGTCATAGACAGTCATCATTTGTTTGTTGGTGTTACAATCTGTGCCGCCCTTCTTGTGCTTCTCAACACCAAGGCGACCATTAATTTTGCGGAGACTACCATCCGCCTTGACAAACTCGATTGTAAAGAATTTATCCTGAACTGTGGCCTCAATTATTCGGCGCATCATGTCCGGGTTTTCTACCTTGCTTCCGTATAGGGTGATCATGGCTCACCTCTGCTGTTGAAGGAAGCTGCACCATACATGAGATTTTTTTGAATGTCAAGCAAAAATATATTTGACATGATGAAAAATCCGTGCTAGGAGGCATGTTGCCGTGTCCCGAAATTGAGGATATAATATTAATGAATAATATAATTAAAGATTATATTTATAATTTAGATATACCTCTTGGTACTTCTAAAAGATTAGACTGTCCTATATGTGATGGAACTAATACTCTATCTGTTACTCAGTTTAGTGATTGTATAAAGTATTATTGCTTTCATGCAAACTGTAGTAAGGGCGGTATAATTAAGGAGGGACTAAGTGCATCCTCTTTCTCTGCACACGATGAAATCCTAAAACCACAAGAACCTGTAGGTCTTGAGCTAGAAAAGCAGAACTGGCGCAAGAACAACTATCCTGTACATTTCTTTGAGTATATGAGAAGAAACAATTGTACCTCTGCTTGGTCAAAGGGCTTGGCCGACATAAGGTACGACTACAAGCGAGATAGGGCCGTGTTTCTTGTAAAAGACAGAACAAAGATAGTTGATGCTGCTGGTAGGTATATCGGGTCCGGTCTGCATTCAGGACCAAAATGGTACAGATACGGCGGAAGCAAGCTGCCATTTATTTGTGGTAAACATGATCAAGCAGTGATTGTAGAAGACTGTGCATCAGCGGCATCTGTGTCAAGTTTTGCAACAGGTGTGGCGCTACTAGGCACGTTTTTACAAGATGAGGCTTTGTCCGCACTAGATGGGTTTAAAAAGATTACTGTAGCGTTAGACAAAGATGCCTCGGATAAATCTGTAGACATTGCACTAAGACTGAACGCTGCATACGGAGACATTGTTGATGTGTGTCTGTTGGATAGAGACTTGAAAAGATTAACTGAAGATGAAGCAAAGGAGGTACTAAAGATATGATTGATAAGGCTGTGCTTGTAGCATGTCTACAGAAGGACAACTTCAATCGTGTATCTGGTTTAATTAAGAAGGAGTATTTCTCAAAAGAGGTGGCTACGATTGTAGAGACTATTAGCCATCTACACAAAACATACGAGGGTGATCTCTCACTAGCTGATGTAGCGTTGGCACATGATGAGCGTTACCCTGCCATGCCTGAAGCAACTAAGCAAAAGGCTACGCAACAACTAGAAGAATTAAAAGGTGTGACAGTTAACCCTGAACTAGCAGGAAATGTCCTACATAGTTTCTGGAAACGAGCAAAGGCAAAAGAGATAGGAGAAGAAGCCCTTGACATATTTCTTGGTAAATCTAACGATACTTACTCTCTGCTTACTAGTGTAGAAGAACTAAAGAACAATGAGGTCAAAGGCTCCAAGAGTTACACAGTGCTTGAGGATAACATTGAGGACAGCTTGGAAGAGTTCGAGCGTGATCCTGAGTTTATCTTTCCTACACAGATACGGGACTATGTGCCGGGTATAGACCGACAAAATCTTGGTGTGATCTTTGCACGGCCAGAGATAGGCAAGACAAGTTTTTCTGCGTGGCTATCCGGCTGGTACGTGCGGAACAAGTTTCATGTAGCATACTGGGGTAACGAAGAACCTGTAAAGAAGACTCGTATGCGTGTTGCTAAATCTATTACAGAACGCTCTCGTCTTGAGGTTCTGCAGGACAAGCAGGGTTTTGTACAAGAGTACCAAGACAACATACTACCATACATATCTTTCATGGATTGTGTCGGTACGTCTATACAAGAAGTTGAGGACTACTGCTCACGCAATGAAGTTGACATAGTATTCATTGACCAGTTAGATAAGATAAGGATCGACGGTGAGTTCTCACGCGGCGATGAGCGGTTGAAGGAGTTGTACTGTAGGTCCAGAGAGCTTGCCAAACGGCACAATGTAGCAGTGTGGGCTATATCCCAAGCGTCGTATGATGCTCACGGAAGAGAGACTATAGACTATTCCATGCTTGATGGCAGTAAGACAGGCAAGGCTGGTGAAGCAGACATCATTGTAGGTATTGGTGTAGCGGAGCATGAAGAGTTTAGAACCATTAAATTTTCGAAGAATAAAATAAATGGTTGGCATGGGTCGTTGGTTTTACGGCGAGATGGTGATAGAGATATATTCTCATGATCACTGTGCTTGACATAGAAACTACAATGGACTTTGAAAGTTCTACATCATCTCCGTATGATGGTCAGCAAATTGTATTTGTTGGTTACAGGAGTTTTACGCCAGACCTGACAGTGTTTGAAAGCAGTGAGTTGTTTTTCTTTCACAACTTGTGTGAACCTACACCCCAAGCAAAAGATAGGTTGCAGCAGAAGCTAGATGAAACAACCTGTTTAGTTGGTCACAACCTGAAGTTTGATCTACAGTGGCTGAGAGAGTGTGGCTTTAAATATGATATGTTTTTATGGGACACAATGATAGCGGAATATCTCCTCTGCCGTGGTATTAAAAAATCAATTAGCCTAGCAGAGTGTGCCAAGCGTAGGGGTCTGTCTGAAAAAAGAGTTGACCTCACTAACAACTATATCAAGGACAAGGTATCTTACGAAGATATGCCGTGTGATATAGTTAGAGAGTATTGTATGGCTGATGTAAATACAACCACTCAATTAGCTAAAGAACAACTAGCAGAGCTAGACATGTCTTGGCCTAGCAAGGAGAGCCTAGTTTGAAACAAGTTGTAAAACTTAGCATGGAGATGCTAGACGTTCTCATCGACATTGAGAGAGCAGGGATAAAGATATCAAATGAAAAGCTTGCAAAAATTAAAGCAGACTATCAAGCAGAGTATGATCAGCTATACAGTGACCTTATGGATATCGCTGAGATTGCTATGGGAGATACTCCGATCAACCTTGATAGCCCTGATGACCGCAGTAAGCTGCTATATTCCCGCGAGGTGGTGGACAAGGCTGCGTGGAAAGAAGCGTTCAACATAGGAACAGAGCAGCGCGGACACACCAAGAAACAAAAGCGTAAAACAAAAATGTCTCCTACAATGTTTAAGGAGACAGTGAAAGATTTAGCCCCTGTGTTTCGCAAGACCAGAGGAGAGCAATGCCCCGACTGCAATGGTTTTGGAAAGGACAGGTACTACCTGAAATCAGGTAAGCTGGGTAAACTAGTAAAGTGTAAGACCTGTGGAGGAACAGGTATAGTCTACACTAAACTGAATGAACCCGCAGGACTAAGAGTTATACCTCGTGGACCGCAAGACACCGCCGCTGCGGGTTTTAGAACAGATAAAGAAACCTTGTCTGAGATACGGCTAGAGCTAGAGGGCAAGGCAAGAGAGTTCGTGGACAAGTATACACGTTACTCAATGATAAGGACGTACCTCAATACGTTCGTGGATAGCTTGGAGAAGTATCAAGATGATAGAGGTTTTATTCATCCTAACTTTAATCAGTGCGTCACTGCTACTGGAAGACTGTCATCAAGTAGACCAAACTTTCAGAATATGCCGAGAGGCGCAACATTCCCTGCAAGAGAAGCGATTGTTTCTAGGTATGAAGGTGGTTACATTTTAGAAGGTGACTACTCACAGCTAGAGTTTCGTGTAGCGGGCTACCTATCACAAGACCCTGTAATCTATGATGAGGTAAAGAGTGGCTTCGATGTACACTCTTACACCGCTGAGATAATGGGAGTTAGTCGTCAGGACGCAAAGGCCCACACCTTCAAGCCGCTGTATGGTGGTGTGCTTGGGACTAATCGGGAGATGGCTTACTACTCTGCCTTTCGTAATAAGTATCAGGGCGTGACTGAGTGGCACGACAAGCTGCAGGAAGAAGCAGTAACAGACAAACAGGTTGTTCTACCATCTGGTAGGGAGTATGCTTTTCCCTATGCAAAGTATACTAGATATGGTACAACTGTTGGATCAACATCTATTAAGAACTACCCGGTGCAGGGTTTTGCTACGGCAGACCTCTTACCATTAGCCCTGATAAGGCTTCACAAGTCTTTGAAAGCGATGGTAAAGCCTGTTCCAAAAAGTAAAATAATTAACACGGTCCACGATTCCATAATCATGGACGTTCACCCTGACGAAAAAGATTGGATGGTTGAATTATTAAAAAGGAGTATGTTGTGTATACCTGAAGAATGTAGTAGAGAGTTTGGTATTGACTTTGATATGCCCATTGAGATAGAACTCAAAATGGGTACTGATTGGCTTAATCTAGAGGAGCTAGAAATATGAGCGATATGATTACGATGGACGATCTGAACGAAGAGAACATGGCTAAACTTGCAGCTATGGTCGGTCAGACTGAAACACGTTCAAACGTGCAGCAGGGACTACCCCGGCTAGCGATTGAACAACAGGCAGACAACGATGACGGTGAGCCATTGCCAAAGGGCAGCTTCCGTATTCGTCTGGACAACAATACTGTGTATGCTAAAGAGATTAGTGTGCGGATGTTTGTGCGGTACTACTCTTATGACTTGTGGAACCAACAGTCTCCTGAAGATTCTATCAGGACTGTTCTCGCTCCGTCTCTGAGTGATGACTTCCCTGACACAAGCGGTGGTATGAAGTGTGGTAAGCTGAACAAACAAGAGGTTGAAGCTCTGTCAACTAACTCGCTTGAACATGCTAAACAGAAAAGCATCAAGTGTACGCAGGTGGTGTACGGTATTATCACAGGTGCTAAAGATGCTACGGACACTACTGGTGAGTCTGTTGATCTCAAAGGCACTCCGTTTATCTGGTCTGCCCGTGGTTCTGCGTTCATGCCAGTGGCTAACTATATTCGTGAAGTACCTTCTAACAAAATTATCTTTGGTCAGAAGGTTAACATTGCCACCAAGCGTAATAAGAACGGAGGCATCACATACTACACTCCAGTGTTTGATAAGCCGCAGCCTGTAAAGATTGTGGATGAGGATGTAGAAACTCTCAATACTTTCATGAAGGACATTGAGAGGTGGAACGAGCGTGTACTCAAGCAGTACAACGAACGTAAAGAAAACGTTCTTGCTATGGATGATCTAGATGTAGCAAAAGCGTTGGAAAATGCAGAGGCCATCTAATGACCTCAATGCTGCTACATAAAGTACAGCATTTCCTAGAAAAAGCGTCGAGGGGTGAAGGCGAAGGTCTTCCCCCTCATCTTATCAACGAATTTAAGGAGATGTGTGGCTCCGCTATCGAACGCCAATTTAGTGAAAAGCGCGGCTCAAAGGTACGTATGTCTGGTGTAGGCAAGCCCCTATGCCAGCAGAAGTTATCTGCAAGAGATGACATAGAAGAAGATGTGGACTACACATTGGTCATGAAGTTTCTGTTTGGAGACATCATAGAAGCTATAGCAGTTACAGTTATGAAAGCTGCAGGTGTAAATATACAGAGCGAACAGGAAGGCGTTAGCCTAGACATTGGTGGCACTACCTTGCGTGGCACCTACGATGTCAAAATAGATGATAAGATATATGATATAAAGAGTGCTGCTCCCGGTGCATTCTCTATGAAGTTCGCGGCTAATCGTGGGTACAACAACATCAAGAAGGATGATGTGTTTGGTTACGTGCCGCAGGGTTACTTGTACGCAGAGGCGGCTGGCTCTACCTTTGGTGGCTGGATAGCTATCAACAAGGCTACAGGTGAGTGGGCGGTATGTGAGACGCCGCTAGTGCAAGATGAAGACAGAGAAGCAGCCCTACAATTAGCCGATAAAAATATACGCAGTGTTCTTGGCGGTGAGAAGTTTGAGCGTTCATTTGCAGATGAGCCTGAAACATACAAGGACAAAGCAACAGGCACTCTCAAAAGAACAGGCAACCGACTAATGAATAGAACCTGTTCTTACTGTGGTTTTAAGATGCACTGCTGGCCTGACGCTGCATACAAACAGAAAACAACTTCTACAGCAAATACTCGACCGAGAGTATGGTACACAAA